TCTTTCCATTCATCAGGAACATCTAATGTTTTCCATGTTTGATGTATTATTTTAGGTATCATTCAATACTATATATAAGTATATATTATACTAACAAATAATTTCACATATTATTAGTATTTTGATTTTGTTTTTCCATCTTCTCTTTCCGTTTCTTCTCTAATTCATCAATAATTTTATTCGCTTCTGCCAGTTTATCATTTAGCTTAACTTTATTAGATTTACTTGAGGTCCACGATTTAGGTAAATCCGGATGTTTTTCTATTTTGAAATATTCCCGCTCTTTTGTATGCGACCTATCTATCCACTCGCGATAATATACAACATACTTTTTCATCATATGATGTTCTAAACCATTTGGTAGTGACTGAGCACTATGCTTTCTATTTCGCTTTTTAGTGAAAGAAGTTTCGGTTTCAACATTTGACATCGATGATGATTATTATTATTATTATTATTATTATTATTATTATTATTATTATTATTATTATTATTATTATTATTATTATTATTATTTATAAGAATAAATTTAATTCCTATTTTTAATTTATAGTTTTAGATTATAAAAATAAAATATAAAATGATGAAAAATATATTTGGTTTAGTAAACAATGACAATGTACCACTTCCTGTTTCAGTTCCTGTTCTACGTGAGAAGCATCCGCATCTGAAACAGCAACAGCAAGAACCCGAAAAAATAAAAAGTAAAAAAAATGTTCCTTTTATTTCTCCTGAATTAGTTGAAAAAATGAATATTTTCTATAAACTGTTACATGCGGTATGCGGAATGTTAGATGAAGAAAAAATCCCATTTTATCTAGACCGCGGTACTCTTCTTGGATGTATTCGAGAAGGAAGGTTATTACTACATGATACAAATGTAGACATAACAATACACTTATCAAAATGGGAAAAACTTGTCGACATAGACTTATCAAAACATGGTATCGTGTTGAAAACAAAAAATAATGAATTTCCTGATAATTACACTGGGAATGCATTGTCTGTTTACTTAGAAAACGAAAATTCCGAATATTATTGCAACATTTACGCGAATCCCGCATTTCCTATCTTAGACATAAGTGCAATGAATGATAGCTTATATCCTGTTCCAAAAGAACCAGATGTATATTTAAAACAGTTATATGGTAACTGGACCGTCCAGTCAAATATACATGCTGATACAAAATACCACCGTAATAATGGGCTTATTTTGAGTGAATATAGAAAAAATTGGGACCTTAAGTATAACATATACAGGTGTAAATTTTAATACAGGAATACATTAAAATAAAATATAACATATAAGTAGTATAGTGTATTATGAGTGCACAACTAGGGGTTATAATAATTATTATAACCGTTGTATGCATTACCTTACTTTTTTGCATAGGACGCTGTATTGCAGGATATTTTAACATATGATATACATGATATATATGGTATACATGATATATATGGTATACATGATATATATGATATATAAAATTGATATATATGATATATAAAATTGATATAAACAAATTATAACATGGTAGTTACACCGACCGAAAATAAAAATGAGACAAACTTTCTATAAAAATAAAAAATCGTTCAGTTAATCTTTTTGTAATATAAATGCACCCTTAAAGATCATTATACTATTTTACGACTATAGCGATTACTAATCGATAATAGTGGTTAGTATATTTTATTGAAACTTATAATCACGCTTATATTTTTCAGGTCGCATGTTTTTGAGTTATTGAGTTGAATATATATATAAACAATATAAAAAGACCTTCACCATATTATGTAGCAATTAGAACCATAAAAAATAGAATGGAAGCCGCACACATTGCTGTAGATGTAGCTAGTGCTAGTATAAATTATACCGATGTTAATAAAAAATTCCAAGATTTAACATCAATATTTTACACTACAAAGGGATGTATGATTTTAACATTAAACGATACATTTTCAAAACGTTTTATCGCAACTCATCCAAAGTTAGAATGGAATGAAAAATATAATAGTTATGCAGAAGCAGTAGTATTAACTGCTAAAATTAACATAATTATTTTTGGACAACCGTTTGAAGTTTATCTGCATCGTCCTATAAAACAGATTCATCGATGGGAGTATGAATATTTTTTCGGATTTGGTGGACATAATGCAGGGTTCTCCCGTGATAGAATCATCCTTACATTTTCGGAAACATTTAATAAGGATATTGATGTTGAATATTTACTAATGACGGAGACATTATATCAAGGTGGTGATGAAGACGATGAAACCGATGAAGCTGTATGTTGTGTAATCGATGAAAAATATGTTAAAAATGCGCTAAAGTTGTTAGTTATTGGAGGTTATGTAAAACACTGGAATGCTTTTAATTATTTTAAAAAATGGTTTAAGGACCGCGGATTTAATGTAGAAATTGAAGAAAATAACTCTAATAAGTTTGCATCATTTATTTTTGAGGATTATGCAGTTATTGAATCATAAAAGATGGGTCGCCTGTAATTTGGCGAAGAACATGATTCGTATACGCCATCGCAACTGCATCTGCTTCATAGTAGTTCCAGTATATATCTTGGATTCTTAATTCCGTACGGTTTTGATTACCCGCGCATATGACATTTGTAAAGCTTGTTAACGTACATTGTAATGGATGCTGTGGATAATCATTTTTGACAAACGTACCTTTGAATTTTTGATGTGCATATTCGGGGCGTTTTTCTTGAATCAAGTATGTCTTTCCAGGCACAAGGTCGGCAGGATATACGTGTTGAAGAGGGCGCATTGCGTGGTGTGGTGTGGTGTGGTCTCAGCTATATCACGATTAAACAATATAAAACATTTCAATTTTATATTGTTACAAAATTGAAACCAAAAATGTGTATACAACTAGGTGTAATCAGAACCGTAATAAGTTATTACATCAACCCCTCTATTATTTTCCAATTTTGAAAATGAAATCTGTTGCTAAAAGCGCTAAAGAATCATCATCAAAAAAGCCAACAAAAAGGGCAGCAAGAGCACCAAAAGCACCAAACCATAAGTTACGGTTTAATGAATTTGAGGTATTAACAAAACATTCTATAGGAAATGCAGGTGAGGACTTCATTTGCAATACGATTCCATGCGAAACGTGTGGTCATACAAAATGGACGAATTTGAACAAAGTGCAAATGAACTATCCGGGAGTTGATTTATGCTGTGACTATTGTGGCACATTTGTGCAAGTGAAAACAATGTGTAGCAAAAATGGGAGTTGTCCTCTGTCGCAGGCTAGCAATGGTGCATGGAAATTCCCGACATCGAAAAATACGGTTCGTGAAACCTTGAAAATGTTGAAGGGAAATATTCGATATATTGCTGTAGTATATGATACGAATTATAATATTATAGAGGTAAGCATCACTGGTATGTTATCGTCAAAAAATATACACTATACGGAAAATTACATAGTTTCGGATGACATCAAGTATTACCCTCCACGAATTTTGCGGACACTGAAAAGTATATGCGAAGTGAAGTGAGGTGAGGATTGTTGCGTTGGTGTTTAATTCGTTTTTTATTTGTTTACTTTATTATACCATCTTTAATTTTTCACCAAGTTCTTTATAATAGTGTCCATTATACGGGATGTTTTTGGTAAGTGCTTTTGTCAAAGTTTTATCGCTTATTGCTAATGATTTAATGCAGTCGTATTTACATTCAAATTCTTTTATTAAGTTATTATTTGTGTCATATTGTCCAACACCATTTTTGTATAATATTGGTGTTCCGTTTATTTCTTCAAATTTGCTAGTTAACTTTTCGTCACAATTATTATATAATATATAATAAAAACCATTAGCTAATGTACTATTTTTTACTGGACCGTCTAATGCCGATGAAGACTCATAACCATTAAAATGTGCGGCAGTTTTTCTGTCTATATACACATTTACAATTTTGGTTTTTTCTTTATCTAGTTGAGCTATGTAACCTAAGTTTTGAACTTTTGTTTCTTTTGTAGGTTTAATTTCATGTACAATATTTGGATCTAAATTTCTTTCAACTAGTAACCAACGAAAACCACAATAAATAGTGTTGTCTGTTATTGCTTTCATTACACTTGGTCTCTTTATATTTTTACTTTCATTCATTGCTTCTGTAACGGATTCATAAACTTTAACTAATTTTAATGTTTCGGGATTTATTTTTTGGAGTCTTGGACCGAGGTTAGGTAGTTGTTGATTAAAGCCGGTAACTATTTTTTTCTCTTGTTGTGAGTTTAATTTACTTAATATTTCTTTATTTGTTTGTTCTAAAGAATTAACTTTACTTAATAAAATTTTATTAGTATGTATTATTTCCTTTAATAATTCATTGTCGTTATTTGCAAATGTATTCATAGCATTTTCTTGATTTTTAAATTTTAAATTTTCAATTTCAAGTAACAATTCATTTACTTTGTAGTTATAATTATCTATATTATCGTTAACTATTTTTAATAATATTTTATAAGTTAGATTACCTCCTATTAAAAACAATTCATTTTCACTATCATGATTTGGTAGATTTTTTACTATATTTGGTTTTATAGTATTATGGCAATGTAAAAAATGCTCAAAGTCTTTACTTTTATTTACACAAAAACAATCAAGTAATATGCATTCCTCGTATTTACTTTTATGTTCATTATATCTACCCATAATCCCTATTCTGCTTTCTCCTATTTTTACAACATATGAACCATTTTCGTATGTCTTAACTTTAATAATATAAACCATATTCCCAGCATTGTTAAATTGTTTGAGTAGAAATTTTTCATTATCTAATTCTTTTTGTTTAATTAATTTTTCTTCCATTTCTTTATTTTTGGTGGTTTCTATAGCAGACATTTCATTTTTTGTTTGTTCTAATTCTTTTTGTAATTCATATATTCCATTCAACCTTATTTCTTTAATTACTTCACACACCCAATTCTGAAAACGTTGAGCAATAGGTTTTCTCGAACGAAACAGCATTTTATATAACCCTTTTTCTGTCAAAAATGTAACTTCTTGATTGCCACCAAGGGTGTTCATACTATGAACTACCTTCTCAGATTCATCAAAATCCATAATTGATGTTCTTATATTACTAATTTCAAGAACCACTCCAATATCACTCGCTCGGAATAGTGGATCAGTTTTTGTTCCTTTTATAACTACTTCTGTGTGCAAGTTATTTGAATTAAATGCTTTTACAATATCCATGTCAATGTTTATAGGGCGTTATACTCTAGATAACGACCTTTATTTAAGCCCTTTATACCATATATATTATTTTTGCTTTAATAATCAACAAGCAAAAGTTAATTATTAAAATAGTAGTAAAAATACAAGACCATATATGGTAACAAAAAACGTTTAGTTAGAGTACGCCAACCCACCCATACCGGACATGATACGGAGAACGTTGTAATTGGTAGCATAGACACGAACCTTGGCAGTCTTGGTGCCCTCAACGGTGGCGTTGGAGAGAACAAGCTGAAGGGTAGCATTGTCAATGCGGGAGAAGTTGCACGATCCGCTTGGTTGATGCTCTTCAGGTCTCAGAGCAAAGGAGTAAACATTGATACCGGTGTCAGGGGTGTGAGTGTGGTGCTGGTAAGGCTGAACCAGGTCGAAGTAAGTGCCTTCGCGCTCAGAGAAGCGGTCCTGACCGTTAAGCTGGAGCTTAGCAGTGACAACGGGGTTCATACCCCAGCAGTGGAGGTCAAGAGAAGTCTGGGTAAGAACGAAAGTACCGGCATCAGATACACCAGAGTTCTCGTAAGGGATTCTGCCGCTAAAGCCGGGAGCCATGTTGGACTGGTCATAACCAGTGCCGTCAGCGCCAGCGAGGTCGCCCTGCTGCCACCAGTAAACGTTGGAGACATCGATAGCACCGGCTTCATTAAAGAGACCAGAGCCGTTGATGAAGGAGCCAGTAGTCTGGGCAACAGCATCGTGTCCACCGAAAGCATGGATAGCATTGGGAAGAGCATCAACAGCGTCAGTGTAGTTGAAGGGCTGAGCACCAAGAAGTCTGTACAAAAGCTGGTTGCAGTCGAGAGAAGAGCAGTAGTCAACGTTCTGATCGGGCTGGACAACCCAGATAAGCTCCTTAACGGGGTGGTTAAAGTTGAGCTTGATCTTGTTGGAAGAAGAACCGACGGACTCATCACCAGTGAACTGGAGCTGCTCGATAAGGTACTCGTGGGGGTTCTGAGCCATACGTCTGCGCTCATCGGTATCCAAGAAGACGTAGTCAACATAGAGAGAGGCAGCGACAAGAGACTGGTTGTAGGCAGTGTTGACACGTCCACCGGCAGGAGAGCTGGCGTTGTTGGGGTTGCCGCAGCTGAGAGAGCCGACAGCCCACAAGCACTCATCGATGGGACGAATATCAAGGTTAATCTTGACTTCGTGATACTGAAGAGCGATGAGGGGAAGGGCAAGACCGGGGTTACGGCAGTACCAGAATTGGAAGGGAACATAGAGAGTAGTCTCGGGCAGAGCATTGCGGGGAGCGCAAACCTGACGAGGGGCGTTTGCCTGACAAGGACCATCGATGGCATTGAAAGA